AACAGTAGATGCAGTACCACCAACACCGCCAAGAGATACAATGTAACATTCATCTCCGGATGCTGGAGCAGAAGCAAATACAATAGAGGAACCGCCAACACCCAAAGTGTATGAGTTAAGAGGTTCCTGGATGATGCCGTTCAAAGACACGATAAGCTGACTTGAGTCACCTACCGGAGACGATACGGAATTGTATGTCAGATTAAACTGTGTTGCGCTACCATTGAACAAAGAGGCTATTGAATCAAGCCTCTTAAATTCACCAGCAGATGGCTGATTACCGATATAATTTGTCATCGAGTTCCCTATCCCTCAAGTTCTTTTAGTTATTTATAATGGTTTTTCAGGCCACACAATATTCATTGGCCATCCTTCTTGACTAGTAATATCGCGCAATGCTTGACGGTATGGAAACCATTTGTCCTTTATATTTTGAGAAACATCTTCGCCCGATACCCAATCAGTTTCTTTTAAAAGCTGATCTCTCTTAGCTCGAGCATTTTTTTCTACTTCTAATTTACCACCAGAAATAATAATTTTAGTGGCTTCTAAAACTTTTTCTTCAAGTTCCTCTTTAGATACACTTTTTTCATCAACAAATTTGATAGTGTTATATCCATCTTTAAGTGGGTAGTATTTGTATTCTATATCTGGATACCAGTGATCCATACATCTTTTATATTCAATATTCAAACAATCTCCAATTTGAATATCTTCTATAGAAGTATATGCATAGAGCTTTTGAATTTTTGACTCGTCAGACATTTAAGCGCTCCATAATGTTTTTTCTCCTTTATTTCCGCCATGCAAATGGATAGCCCATATTTGGCCGCCAGGATATGCTCCACCTGTAGTTATATTTCCATATTGGTCCATATCCATAGTGTGACATGTTCCATAACAATGGCCATTACTTTTCATAAGGGTTGTTACAGTTATAAAAATATGATCGGCCGCACTAAACCCAGCCGCAACTTGGTTTCTACCTCTATCATTAAATTGCTCTGCTACATAAATGCCACCGTCGTAAATATCTGTGGCGGTACCAATTGTAACCATATATATGCCCAAAGCAGTATTTGCTCCTTTTAACATAACCATATATGTTCCAGTATCACTTCCATTATTTGCTGTGTTCCCGACCAATGAAGCTATGCTAGCACTTTGACCGCTCGCAATGTAGCCAAGATACTTACCAAGGGTTGGGAATAAATCTACTGCTCCATTTGAAAATTGTTTTAGAGATCCACCACCGCTTTTATCCCGGTAGGCCATTACATACTGGTTTCTTACAGAGAAATGGGTGCTACCACTGGAGCCTATATTCACTCCGTTATCTGTATCATAAGAAGTTATAAAGATAGGTCTATTAGCGTCACCTTCTATCCTATAGTTGGACCCGTCCCACAAACCGATATTGACTTGATCTGTTCCGTCACTAAGCTTTATTCTAGCAGATGCGTTATTGACTTCTAAACTAACAGTTGGATTCGACGTACCAATACCGACATTACCATTACCATCAACAGTAAATCTAGCTGCACCGGCAGTATTATCATATATTCTAAAGTTATGAGTAGAATCAATAATTCCATTGCCTATTGACCAACCAGTTGAACCGCTAGCATTAGTAAAGCCAAGAGTTCTACTATCTGTTGATCCGCCCTCTATTAATACACTACTAGTGACATGAAGTTTTGCTTGAGGATTAGTAGTACCAATACCAACGTTGCCATCATTTCTAATAACCATACGTGCTGAAGATGCGCCACTATAAAATCGCGTGATTGGTGCGCCTTCATTAGCCGCTAAATCCAACCAATTATTACCTGCTTCGTCTCTAAAAGATAAAGTACCCGTGTTATTTGGAGCGCCATTCGTTGATCTGATGGACCATATTTGTCCACGGTAATCACTTGTATCTAAAAGTATTTGTGGAGTATTTCCATATATATGAAGTTTTTGAGCAGGACTATCTGTACCAATACCAACCTTGCCTTCATACAAAGACATAACTGTTTCATCGACATTAGCACTGTTAACTTTAAAGTCTAACCTTCCATACACATTAGCAGTTGGAACTTGAGCGCTGATAGTTGCCATAGGCACAGAACCACTATAGGCTTGGTTATAAAATCTTAATTTTGAAAATTCGCCTTGACTTTTATTTGTATAAAGATCAACTACAGGTGTTCCATTAGATGAAGCACGATCAATAGTTAAGGATTGACTTAACGCAGGAAGTGTAACCGTTTTGGTGCTAAGATCCATATCGGTGTGTAATTTATCATGTGTAACCGCTAAGTCGGGAATACCGCTTGTCTGGATCTTAGTAATTGGCATTTAATTATTCCTCTGGAGTTTGAGCTGCTACCTGTGCAGCATAAGCATCCTTGATTGCTTGAGTATGTACTGCATTGCAAATTGCTTGCACTTCGGTTGATTCGTTAGTAATATCATTACCTGGTGCTACGACATGACGTGAGAAAGATCTGCTGATCTCTACGCCATCACGCTTGATGACCGTGGCTGTGCGCACCTGAACATGTTTAAAGTCACCTACGATCTCTATTTTGTCTTGTACTGTTTCTTCTGTTAGTGCCATCGTGTTTATCTCCTTTGATGGTTGGACTGACTACCCTGTGATCCAACAGGGTTAAGATGAGGTATAGCTTACACTACCCGAAACCCGGCCGATTTGGTTCACAGCCCATGGATTATGTCCCATGGCAGTATCCCCTGTCCATGTATACATTCTCATCCAACTAGAGTTCTGGCTGATCCATTGAGTTGGGGTTCGAGAACCTGTATAGTTGTTATGTATATCCCACGGGGTAAACGCCCCCATTTCACTCGTACCTGATGAAGCATATGGTAAGCTTATCAGTGGGGAACCTGTCGCCCCACTCCAACTAGATACAGTAAAATCAAACCAGAAAAATACTCTTCGCCCTATTTTTGTATATGTGCCTTGCTGGGAACTGTAAGAGATTGATCCACTATTACCTGTTGTAGAAAAATACGGCTGGAAATCTCCCTCCTCATAGTCATCCAGATGATTAGCCGACCCAGCGCCGCCAAGGTATACACCGCCAGACAGGTAGAGGTCTTTGAAGCGGGTCGTAGCAAACCCAAGATCAACAGCGGCATCAACAAGTGAACCTGCATTGCTGTCGTATGCGCTTATAGACCTGTTTGCATCAACGCAACGAATACCAGTGTTTCCTGTTGCAACATAAAGATCACCAAAGAGTGTCCCAATAGTCCCCACAGTGGAGCCGTCTTTACCAAAGCGAACAATCTCACCATCCGTTGTGTATCTTTGGAAATTAGCTACGTTTTGTGAAGAAGCCGCAGCATAAATTACCTTGTTGGAGCCAAGCGTTATTCCTGAAGAGCCAAAGCCGCTCGTAGTCCCCACCAGCAAGTTACCGCTCGCATCAAGCCTCATCTTCTCATTAGTTCCAGCAGTTCCATTTCTAGTTCTAAATATAAACCCTGCTGAGTTAGAGCCTCCAGATGCGTGTGTTGCAGTAAGCTGAGCATGCCCTGATGTTATGCCTATTTCTAACAATTCAGAGGTTTCGTCTGCTCCGTTAATTTGCAGTCTGTTACCAGCATCTGAGGTTGCTTTAAGAATTAAGTTACCGCTGCTGTCGATACGCATACGTTCTGTGTTGGAGCCACCTGTTGAGAAAACAAGGTTGTTGTTGCCTTGGATAGCAAAATTGCCGCTGACTACTCGTAGTAAACCTCTGGTAGTAGTTCCGTCGGCAATGCCTAAGACGTTACCATCACTGGTAAGGCGAGTAAGAAGTAGAGGTGCCGCCGAATTTGCTGCGAATGAAGCGACCCCTGCCGCGGGTGTCCCTGCTGTGTTATCACCGAACACAAACCCTGCTACACCATCTCCAGCGGGGGTGTTGCTTGTGGTTCCGATTTTCACCCGGCCGCTGCTGTCGATGCGCATGCGTTCTGCGCCAGCTGTTAGAAAATACATATCATCTGTAGCAACGCCAATCATATTACCGTTATTAGTGCTGTTGCTATCTTCAATAATAATGTTTGCTTCTGCGTCTGAACTCTCAAACTTAGCTGTGTAGTTGTAACCACCGCCAGAAACTAAAAGCCCTACGTTATTGCCACTTTGAATAATCTCAAGGTTTGCACTAGGGGAAGGAGTACCAATACCAACACGATCATTTGTAGAATCTACATATAAAGTATCTGTATCAACAACAAGATCAGTAGCAGATACTGTACCACTAATTTGCAAGTCACCAGCTACAATATCACCACTGTAGTTCACATAACGTGAATCTGCTTCAGCTTTGGTGTAAGATGCGATGTTACTGACTTCTGTCTGGGTCTTGATAACCAAGATGTCACCAGCCGCAGCAGCAACAGTTAATGTCAAGGTATCACCAGATACCGTAAAGTCATCATCAGAAACCAAACGAGAACCGTTAAGGTAAACTTCGTTCTGGTTAGCAAGTAACAGATCTAAACTTAGTCCATTATTGTCTACACCACTGAATGCCGTTTGACCAGCCGTTGCGGTGTATTCATATTCTGCAGTACGAGCCTGCAAAACATTTTCAGGTGAATTACCGATATAAGCCATATTATGATTGCTCCATGATACTCAGAACAACGTCAAGGGAGTTGGCGGTATCAGATTCGGCTGTAATAGCATCGCCCGTCTCTAGAACAATCTTATTACCTGACATAACCTCAACGGCAGAACCTGTTGGGATAGGAATGTTCCTCAAGAACTTAACATTATCCCCATCAGCATTATTAATACCAACAGATGCATATACAGTGTTGTTACTGATGTTTGATAAGGTTAAGCCGAGCACGATTGTTGTAGTACTTGCCGGGGCGTTATAAACAGTTGATTCGGTATTAGCCGCAATAGCAGAACCATCAAGTGTTTTTAATTTAAAACTGTTAGCCATAATTGATTATCCTAAAGCGATCGCTAATGCGGTTGCGTCTGAAATGATGTCGTCGTAATGCTTACCATCAACGGTATCAGCATCTATGTTTAAAGTATTTATATGTGCTTGATCAACAGCTGCCAAGACTCGAGCATCTGTATAATAAAGATTTGTTGAGCCTTCTGAAAGATCATCGGTTGTATCGTTGTTGCGATCGATCTTATCTGCCAGGCTATTGGTTACTGTTGTCGCAAAGTTTGGATCATCACCCAATGCTGCAGCAAGTTCGTTAAGTGTGTCAAGTGTGCCTGGAGCCGAGTCAACAAGGTTCGCGATGGCTGTAGCGATTGCCGAATCAGCATCAGCCACAGTATAATAGTCTGAGCTTGATTCCCAGTTAGTGCCATTCCAAACAATAATAGATCCGTTTGTTTTTGAACTTGTATCAAATCCTGGAAGCTCGTCGAATGAGTGCGTAACTGTGACACGAACAAAGATTGTACCATTTGTAGTCGAGTTAGTTGCAGCTGCAACAAGAACGTGATCAACGTTGCCAGTCGGTGGTGATGTAAGTAATCCACCCGGCGTTGCCGGATCTAACCAAAGTAGATCACCGGCCGTATAGCCTCTTGTATCAATCCCGCGGACTTTACCGAAGGATGTTACATAGCCAAAATCGTTAAGATCAAAGTCTTCAGTAGCAACACCAATCACCCACTCAGACACAAATCCAGTTGCAGTAGCATCTGCCTTTGCGATAAGGATGTGATCACCCTGGACACCGGCAAACATAACAACATCACCATTCGAAATGGCTTCAGTCGCTTTACCGTAATAATGTTGTTCTTGGCCAATCTGTAGAGTTGCATCACCGTATGCAATATCAACTGTACCATCAACTGAATTCCAGCTCATGGTGGCATCAGCGCCAAAGGCTAGAGAAGTTGTTGTAACAGAATTGAATGTGACGTCATCAGTCGTCGCAACAGCTTGACCAATTGAAATGATACCTGTTACAGAATCGTATACGATACCAGTGCCAGCAGATAAAGATCCACGAGCTCGTGTGTCAGTATAATAAAGGTTAGTTAAACCTTCTTGGAGCTGATCTGTATTGTCACCAGTTGTAAGGATACTACCGTCGCCGTCAATCGCAGCGACGTCCGTGCCCTCGTTGTACGTGAGCTTACGCGATAACTGGGCGAGTTCCGTTGCTTTGGTTGATGCCATAAAAAAAGTCCTACAGATGTTTGGTTTCTATAGGACTATTTATATGTTTTAGGAAGCTAGATTTAAAAAACTCTAGGACTGTAAGTCCTTACACATAATATTCTTCTTCATCATTACTCCACTTGTATTTTGTTTACTCAGGCTTCGTGGGCCATGTAATGTCGTGTGGAAAGCCAGCCTGATCTGTGATGTCACGAAGGGCTTGGCGATATGCTGTCTGCTCTGCTGTCATAGTAATATAATCAGGTCGATCAAGAGTAGCCCACTGATCTGTTTCAAGGAGCAGTCCATTTCTAAAGTCTCTGACTTCAGTCTGGCTTGTTAAGTTGTCTCGTACTGCAATAGTTAAGTGCATAGTAATCTCCTTAAACCGGGCCAACATCTGAGCTTGGGAAGGCATTGGTACTGTTAATCCTCCAAACAATTCGGATTGCCCCAGTTCTTTCCATGTTGGAGGGACTGTTTTGAAAATAGCCGCCAGCGTTGCCACCGCCATAATTAGTATAAGGCGGTAGATCTGACCCATGTCCACCAGCACCGGCAGAGCTGTAGTTTCCACTACCAAAACCACCACTACCATTATTGCCTTGGCCGTAAAGACCTACGCCACCGCCGCCACCCGAATACACATAACCCTGACCAGAACGGTTATCGAAGCCACCGCCTCCGCCACCACCGGCACCGCCATCTCCATTAGCACCGGGCGATGAGCTATACCCAGTGCCATTACCGCCAACGCCGCCATTACCTGCGTAACCTCCTGCGCCTCCGCCACCACCGCCACCGTAGGGGTTGCTGGCAAAACCAGTTCCACCATTGCCGCCGTTACCACCGCCGTCTCCGCCAGAATAAGTGCCCCCGGCGCCAGGACTGCTGACGCTAGTAGCTACGGTTCCTGCATTTGCTACCATATTTACGCCATTGCCTGAAAAAGTAGTAGCAGTAGTAGACCCACTAACGGACGCTGGGGCGTCATAGTAGAAAGTCTGATTAGGTGTTACGTCTATGTTTTTCCAACATAAACCGCCGCCACCATGTCCTGCTATATAATTACCGCTCTGTGTTCCCCCTTGGCCTACGCAAACGACAGAAATTTTGTAAACACCAGCAGGTACGTTCCATGTACCTGACCCAGAACCTGCAAATACTTGGTCGCCACTGACTGTGTTCACCTGTATACTGGTAAAGTCTAGATCACCCCACTCAGAACCATCCCAAATGTAAAGATGAGAGTCACTAGAGTTGTAGTAACAATCTCCAACAGAAGGGCTTGAGGGCGCAGTAGTTAGCACTCTAAAAGAGTCTGCCGCACCCCCTACTCCCGCAGCCGTAATGGCATTCGCAGTAGCTGTATCAATGGATGTAATGTTTGTTAATTGGCGGCCGCTACCAATTACTTGTGTACCGCTTACTCGTATAGCCATCTTCGTTCTCCTTTCGAACTATTAACTATTATCCTAGAGCTTTGCCGCCCCACTCAGAACCATCATATATGTAGAGGGTTCCCTTTGCGCCTTCTGTACTGTCATAGTAACACGAGCCAACTGCTATATTTGCCGTAGGTTCAGAGGTTGAATGAGATATAGAGGTAGCAGAACCACCTACGCCACCTGCTGTTATGGACGTAGTTGTAGTAGCATCAACAGATGCAATGTTGTTTAGGGCACGAGAGTTGCTGATAACCTCTGTGCCGTTTACCTTAATCGCCATCTTCGTGTACTCCCACTATTAGCTGTTAAGTTGCGCTTTAAGCTCGTCAATCTGAACTTGCTGCTCTTTGATTGCTTCAATTAAAAGCGCAACCATGTTTTGGTAATTGACTGATTTGGTTCCCATTTCATCAGAAGCTGTCCTGACCATGAATGGCATTACTTCTTCGACTTCTTGAGCAATTAGACCAATGTTTGGCTTATCATCTTTTATATATGATGTACCACGAAGAGACTTAACAGTATCCACTGCATTTGTAATAGTGTTGATGTTTGACTTTAATCGAACGTCAGAGTTTGTTGTAACATCCCCGGCAAATACGCCGTTGCCACTTATATATAAGTCTGCAGCCGTAGTTGAGGTAGATACCAACTCCATCGGGTAAATAGAGCTATCACCAGCATGATACAACCTACCAAATTGCATACGTGATCCTGGGCTATCATACTTAACTCTAAACTGCCCAACTATATTATCGGCATTAGAACCGTGAGTAAATGAAATACACTTATTTTCACCAGGAGCCCAGCCACCGTCAATGTCTATAGCTCTGGTTTCACCACTACCACTGTAACCTATGTTTAGTGCAGCATGGGTCATTGGTGATGCCCAGCCGCTAGGTACAAGGCTATCATTAGCATCACTTCTTAGGTAGTTGCTATGACTGTGACTATCATCCGCTACAGTAACACTAATAGAAGCATTACCAGAGCCATCCCAAGATGTAGAACCTGATGCGTCACCAGAGAGTGACAGCGTTCTAGCGGTAGTCCATTTGTCAGCGTTAGGGTGGTAGCCATCTGTGAAAAACTGGTTCCAGCCTTTCCAAGTACCATTTTCTTGTGTGCGTAGGTATGCTTTGTTAGTACGCCAGTCCATAGCAATCTGAGTCTGCCAAGCGCCACTAAAAGAAAAGGTTGCAACTGCGTGATCTACGCCAGACGGTTTGTTTGTAGCGGCGCTTGCCCCGTAAAACACGCTAAATCCAGAAGAATCACCTGCTGTGTCGTAGTTTGATGTCCCTTGGCCGCTCAACATGCGATAATTGAGGGTGCCTGTAAGGGTATCACCAGAGGCATTAACAAAACGGCTATCAGCTTCACTCTCTGTGTAATAACGATCATCTAGGTTAACTGAATTAATACCTGTAAGGTGACCATACGTGTCCAGCGTAATGTCCTGAATGACTGTGCCATTAGAGTTGTTCACAGATGCTTGGCTAGATGTGTCAGCGTGTGATACAGTTACACTAGAAGCACCACTCTGGTTAGCTGTACCTAGTTGACCACCACCTGACAAACCAGAACCTGCCGTAACAGTCATAGCACCATCACCTACAGTAACAGTACCTGTACCAACAGAAGTTACGTGACCATAAGTGTCAAAGCCAATGTCTTGAATGAAGGTGTTACCAGAACCATTAACACTTGAGACAGAGCTTGTGTCAGCGTGTGAGATAGTACGGTTAGCAGTTAAGTCTCCACCACCAGTAAGACCTGAGCCAGCAGACACTGTAATAGTCTTGTTAGCTTTAGTACCAATATTAGTTGCTGTAGTAGTTGCAAAGCTTGGATCATCACCAAGAGCTGCAGCCAATTCGTTCAAGGTATCTAATGTAGAAGGCGAAGAATCAACAAGGGCAGCCACTTCAGCGTCAGTATAAGAGTTGGCACTAGCCAGAGCTGCATTTGCTTTTGACGTTGCATCAGCTGCAGCCGTACTAATTGCATCAGCTTCAGCTTGATCAACATATGATTCTGATGCCAATGAAGAAACATCAGCAGTAAATAAGCCACCGTCGACAGTTGCAATTGTAAGTACTTCGGTTGGAGCATCATATGAGAATGAAGATACACCCGGTGCACCCGCGACTTCAGTATCAACATAATCTTTTGTTGCTGGATGTGAATCTGCTGTTGGTGCTGCAACTTGAACTGTCTTACTGGTCAAGTTCATATCAGTGTGCAGTTTGTCGTGGGTAACTGCTAAATCAGCAAGGTTACTTGATTTAATTTTTGTGTCAGCCATTATACAGTCACCGTTATTCTTTGAGTTTTTACTGTTGTGTTAGTAAGAGCTGGAGTAACCAGCAATCGAACGTTGCCGTTAATGATATCGGCATCAATTGTCATTAGGCTCTGGACAGTAGTTTGAACTGTACCATATTCGCTTAAATAAACTGTTGTCCCATCGTGAATCAACATCACTTCTGTTACATGGTATGCTGAACCAGATGTTGCTTGTACTATATACTTTGCTGACCGATATGAATATATCGAGAAAGTATCTGCAATTTGATTTGCCGTTGTGGTAACAAATTCTGAAGAGTTATTCTTTAGAGCATCTGAATCAAGGAATGATGCCTTACCATTCGAGATAACTTCGACAATATCTCCATTTTCAAGAGATGTGGTAAAGAGAACAGATGTTCCGTTCGTCGCTGTAAAGTCACTGCCTTCAATGAGCTTAACACCGTTTTGGAATACGTCAACGTGACCGGTATCGTATGCTAGTGTGATTCCGTTATCATCAGCACCACTTACAGTATTAGCCGTACTTGTAATTGTATAATAGTATTTCTTGTTGTCTCTTAAAACAACTTCAGTACCATATACATCCAGGATTCTTACTTCAATATTGTCACCTACGATAGGAGCCGCGGCAAACGTAATACTATTATTGAATACACTATAAACATCAATCTGCTGTTGTACGCCGTTAATAGTAACAAACGCAAATTGATCTGCCTGGATATTTCGTGAAGTTGTAAAAGTAACAGTTGAGCCGTCACCAGTGAAACTATCTACTGATATAGCTACTTCCGTTGGAAGAGTATGTCCGCGAAGCCTTACAATACTTTCAGTGCCACCGACATCCTTTTTGATATAAAGATGACCATCGGTAGTGTTAATAGCGATTTCACCAAGCGCAATGGAGTTCACCGCCGGCGAATCACCAGATGTACCTGATCTTTTGTGTTGTAATACCGTTGCCATCGACTAGGAATTCCTACTTATATGCTTTATCTTCTGTCGTATCCTCTGCTTTTGACTCTTCATATTTCTTTAATTTTGCCATAGCAATTTCGAGTTGAGAGTCTAACATTAGATTCTTATTAATTAATTCACCTATTAACCGATTCTGCTTTTGAACATAAGCATTCATCAATTCTGTGTCCATAATAACCTCACATAATAATCTGGATCTACCATTATTTATAGTAGATCCAGATCAGCATAAATTAGTAAGTGCCGCAGTCGATATGCCCAAACACCGGAATTCCAGAAGCATTCATCTGAATAACTTGGCCTTCAGTTCCGTATGGAGATGTAGCATCTTCGTCTAGGAAACCAACGTCACCATTAGCATCAACCCATGGGACTGTGTTAGCGGTAAAGTTAGATGCGCTAAATGTCATTGAGTCAATCAGTGCATTACCGAATTCTACATCAGATGCTGCACCAGAGAAGACTTCAGATACGTTGGTCGCATCAGCAATGAACTTGAATCGTTCAGCTGAATCATCATAACCAAAGAAACCAGTCTTAGACGCTGATCCGTCATGCCATCTGAACTCAATACCACGGTCTTTGTTATCGTCCGAAGTAGCTGGAGTATCTCCACCCAAAGTAAATACTGGATCATCTACTGTGATAGTAGTTGAGTCAATAGTTGTTGTGGTACCCATTACGTTTAGGTTACCGTAAACAACTACGTTACCAGTAGGTGAACCTGCACCAGTTTGACCTGGATCCAAGTACAAATCACCGGTTGTAGTAGATACTGTATTATCAGCAACGTTGACGTTGTTAACTGTCAAGCCGTTTGCTGTATCCATTTCAGCAGTCAGCGTTCCACCAGTTACAAAGTAAAGGGTATCAGCTGTAGTTCCTGGAACAACCAGTGAAGGTGTTGGCTGAGCAATAACGTACGTATCTTGGTTAACATCAATTACACCGCCAAGGCCTTGCCAAGCACTTGAAGAATAACCTTCGTACTGCGAGGTCGTAGTGTTATAACGAATTTGACCAGTTGCAGGAGTCGATGGACGCTCGGTAGAGTTACCAACCGGAACACGAATTGCAGAAGTCGTACCAAAGACCGTTTCTGCCTGAGCAGCTGGAGCAATCGTGAGAGCACCAGTTGAGGTGGAAATAGTATTTCCATCTAGTACGATCTGATCAATCTGAGCAGAACCGGTGATAGACAACTTATCAGTAGATGCATCAAACGTGAAGTTACCATCGTCAACCAATTCGCCATTGGCACCGGCAAATACGATTCGCGTAGCGGTAAGATCTTCAACGTTAATTGAAGCTGCAGTCACCTGACCGTCAACATCCATTGTTCCGGCATAAGTAGCGTTGCCAGTTACATCTAATGTACCTTCGATTGATGTGTTACCAGTTGCCTGAGCAACCACAAACTTATCAGTGGATGTTGTACCGACCTTGAAGTTTGTTCCGTCAAAGACGAAATTGGCATCATCTTCTAGTTCACCATTAATACCAGAGATAACAATACGGTTATTAGTTAAGTCTTCAACGTTAACTGACGCAAAAGTAGATTGACCATCAACATCTAACGTACCGGCAATTGTTGTATTACCAGTTGCAACGGCAGTAGTAAGGTTACCTTGACCAATATTAAACGTAGTACCATCAAAAGTAAAGTTAGCATCATCTTCGACAATGCCACCTGTACCAGCAATCACGATGCGGTTATTTGTCAGGTCTTCAATGACGGCCGAAGCAAGAGTTGCTTCAACATCTACATCGATAGATCCAAGTAACTGAAGTGTTGCACCTGCACCTGAACCGGTGTATGTAAAGCCGGCATCATCTACAAGCTCACCTGTGGCACCAGCGTAAACGACTCGAGTAGTTGTCAGATCTTCGACATTAAGCGAAGCAACAGTTGCCTGAGAGTCAACATCCAGAGTTCCAGTGACCGAAGCATTACCGGTAACGCCAAGGTTGCCAGTAAAGTTTTGATTACCCGATACTGTAAGAACACCATTGATCGTAGTTTCTAAGGCAGAGATAACAACTTCGCCGGTTGTACCACCAGGAATAATGTTAATATTGCCATTAGCGTCTGACGTCTGGTCAACACTAATTGTATTGCCATTGAGCACCAAGTTATCAACACGCCATTCGTCGACTTTTTTATTCGCATCGACAATGACAGTAGAAGAAGCAGTAAGAGTACCATGAACATGGCTAAGCATGTCCGTAAAGTATTTACCACCGATAATTTCAACGTTAGCAGAAAGACCGTTAGTCTCTGTACCGACACCGATGTAGACTCTATCGCCGTTGTTGTTTTGGGCACCACTAAAGTATGAATAAGCTAATTCGCCTGTGGCGAGTAAGCTATCACCGTTACCATCGACAGGTGCCTTGTCGAGGTTGGTGTTTTTAATTTTAATGACTGTAGCCATTAGTAGATGCCTCCAATAATTCTAAGGTCTGGATTTTCGATTTGATTTGTTAACAGAAATTTCTGCTGAGACAAATCGTAAATGAGCATTGATCCGTTGTCAAGATTAGACGAGTCAATATCGGACAAGTCAGTAAGTTTTACGCCCGCACCGACCTCAACCGTACGAGCTTTTACCCTTGCTTGTTTATTTATAGTAGCTTTAATCGCCATTATCGCGTTACTCCAGGAGTTACTTCGACTTGGCCTTCAACCACTCGCGTTCTTTCACCAGTATTCGCCTGAACAATTTCTATATCATATAAGTAACGACCTGGCTTCATTTGAGTAGTTGCGGTGTTACCAAGTGAAATTTCTATTTCTCCGTCAAATGGATTATTGACAAGAGCTGTAAATGGATAAGCCGTAGTAGATGTGTAGCTACGTCTAATTTGACCACGTGCAGTATAACCAGTAAGGTTAAACGGCAAACCATTGGCACCTTCTACACTCACACTAGAGAAGAAGTCGCTTCCTTGATCTATTGTTAAATTCGCGTAAACTGCCATGTGATGGTCCTATAATCTCATTTTCTTGTTATTATTTATAATAGTTGCACATTCAAAAAAGATTAAAATAACGCAAAATAACTGTGTACAAAACCTAGAATCTATGTTATAATAATAGAGTACACCGTGAGGGAGGGAGTATACTAACGTAATTTACTTTCTAATGAGTCGAACATTTCAATTCGTGCAGTAATCGCTTCAATTGCAGCTTCTTCAGCTTCCATTAATTTGGTTGGATCACCATCAATAAAGAAGTCAACTAGCTGAAGTGACATAGGTCCATGGTCATCACCATCTACTTCGATATGGCGTTTTAAGTAATAGTTAAGCTTCGGTGCCTTTACCGAGTTCAAGTCAAGTTGATCTAGTAGTCTCTGGAATACATCAGGCAAGATCGTCTCTCGACCAAAGGCGAAAGCAGCGGCCGCACAATGTGGTCCACGGTCAATCAAATCAAATGTTGTTCTCATAAACTTCGTAGCAATTTTATCTGAACAGATATGATACGGTTTTGAGTCACCTCTGCTAACGTAATCAATAAATATTTCAAGTACCTTAGTATCTATACCGATCTCTTTCATGGCCAGAATGTACATATCAAAGTGACTCATATGTCCACCACCTGGAACAATATCACTTTCTTCACACATAACAATTTCATTAATCATCCTGGCCAGCTCTGACCGGTTCCCCCGGTTAGGCAGCCACATATGACCTGATGGTGCAATATGATGCTGCACAGTCTTGAGTAAAGACATAAAGTCCCATACAGCATATGAATGGGTGCTCATAAAGATTTTTAAGTCTTCTAGATCTTGAATTGTATTTGTTACCAAGATAGGGTGATTCTCTAGCTCGGCTTTTTTAGCATTAATTCTTTCAAGATTAAGCTTCATTGATTTCCTCGATTCCTAATTCAACTAGTTCTGGCTCTTGGCCAAAGATCAGACCAAATGCCTTTGTCTGAATCGCACCGTACCATACTTTTTCATTTTTACAATTTTGCATAAACACTGAGTCTGGAAATTTAATTGGACAACTTGATTTGCATAGTCGTCTTACATTACAATCTCCGCAGTGAGACTTCTTGCGGTCCAGGTCAAGGTGTTTTACCTGGGCCATAGGGATAGCGTCAATCTTACCTACATTATATTTTTCATCGGTATGTGGACATAGTCTAATATTACCTTTGATATCCAATGAAAGAATATCAGCAGCATCTGCACCACAACTAGACGTCATTGTAACCGGTACTTGACGTCTCATGATCTTGGCAAAGCCATAAGCACCTTCGTTACCCACTACCAGGTTAGACTGAATAAGTGCTTGTTGCTTATCTAATCCGTGCTCTTTGAGCTGAGCAACCTCGGCATCGATATAGTCATGCAAGATCTTCTTAAACTTAGGCCTATCTTCATCACCAATAAGAAAGTGAGCTGAGTTCTGTGAGTCGGTTTCATCATAGTTTCTACCAAGGATAAAACTAATCCGTGGTCTTGTAATACCAATACGGTCTGCTGCTCGTTTAAAATAAGCATTAATTTTAAATAGATCATAATTCAGTTTACTTACAACACAGTTAAACGAAAACTGAATCTTTGGATACAAGTCATCAAACTGTTTTAGTACCGATGCGACCGCATCCTTTACAAGGATATCTTCGCCTCGTAGAAGATTCTGGCCTGGTCCATCATGTGAGATAGACAACTGAACAGAAGCTTTTAGTGTTTTAAAGAAGTCGACATGCTTTTGACGTAATGGAGATCCATTAGTTGAGATGAAGAAGTGACGTCCCTCTTTGTCAAGCAATTCCATAACAGGCTTGATATCATTCCAATAAAGAAATGGTTCGCCACCCCAGAGCTCAACACGCTCGAGGTTTTCTAGATCCAGGTTATCCCTGATCTGTTCCATAAACCTTTGGAGGAACATATTCTTGACACGCTCATTGGGGTTACCAATGTCTTTTTGCATACAGTATGAGCAGTCATAGTTACATGCATGGCCGAATAGAATACGTAGTGCTACAGGCTTATTAATCTTTTTTGTTGTACCATGTAAATGCTGAACAGATTCATAAAACTCTGGATCTTGTTCTGGTGGCATTGACAGTTGTTCACCACTTCCATTATAAAGTGTGTTGCTATCAATCTCATAATAGATGTGTGAATCACCCAATTTAAACTTCGCATAGCTCATGATTTAATTCTTTCCAATAGTGGTTTTAATTGATCGCCGTCGTTGTTATAAAGTCCATATTTTGTCTGTTGCCATCCGAGCTTTTCCATTTCATAAAAGAATTTAGCAGTAGGTGGAAACATATATCTAGGTATAAAGTTAAAATTAGGATTTATGATAAACTCTTGTGTTGCATTGTAATAATCAATAAAGATCTTTTCAAGGGGTAGTTTTGCAAGTCTGCCGTATACCTCTTTTTTCGTATTCACTAGTCCATAAATGAATTCATTAATATTTATCTTACCAGAAAAAGAGTAAAATACTGATTTGTCAAGATCGGATGCCTCATCAGATGAGAAATAGAACCGATCATAATATAGATGGATTGATTCACGGTACACTTGGACAACTTTACCATCGTCGTGTGTAATCCATGTTGATTGACCGCTTACCCAGTCGTATGCAAATACCTCACGATGATTTGTTCTAAAGTCGTGGTGTAGGCAGTCGGCAAGTTGATTCTCTTTTACCCATTCGATGACATCCTTAAATATCTCGGGATTACCACAATCGATGTATTTGATCTTTTTCACACCGTATCTTTTGTATAGTTCTTTACAGGCATCAAGTACCTTTTCTACACCTATGGTTTCAAGGAACAAAGTTGATAGTGTGATATCGCCTACCGATTTCAGTTTCATCTCGGGTATTTTAAGCAATCTGAATATGGCATTGTCTGTAATGCACAGTTCAAAGTGTTCACCATATTTCAGATACCATTCATATTGTTTTGGGTACTTGTGCTTAAAATAATATAGGTCATCATTTGTTCTTATTGTACCAAAATATTCAAAGAATGTAAACCATTCATTGTGATACACAGTTCAAAGTGTTCACCATATTTCAGATACCATTCATATTGTTTTGGGTACTTGTGCTTAAAATAATATAGGTCATCATTTGTTCTTATTGTACCAAAATATTCAAAGAATGCAAACCATTCATTGTGATATTTTTCGAGGTCATCATCATAAATGTCCAGGTTTTTGGTCTGTTTCAGATTGTCGGCAATATAACAAACCTTGCAACCGGCATCACAGTAATAACGCTTGCCGAGGCTAAAATAGAGATCATAGTCAAGTGACCGAAGTGCATCCTTTTTTAGCCAAAATTCTGCCGGGTTTGTATATGTGTCGAAATCGTTCATGATTTTACCTCGAAGTCTTCTTTAATACCAATCCATTCTAACATAGACTTCTTGTCTTTCATCTTCATTAAGTGAAAGGTAGCGAAGTTCATATACTTATAAAATTTCTTACAGTTGCCCTTTGGCTTCTCATCAAACATCTTGTACAAGTATTTTAAACCACATACCGGGTTCATAGGACACTCATGGCATTCAGGTAGAATTCTATCACCATCTCCGGTAGGAATCCACACTTCTCGTTTCTTCCAATTGCCGATTCTAAACTGTGGTAATTGGTATTCTAGGAAGTCAAACTCTGGATACAGATAACCATCAGGAGATAAGATTACTTTTTGGTGTTCACCTAAATAAGCTTTGTCAATCATGGTATAGTTACCATCAATAAACACGGTCAGCTTTTTAATATACAGGATTTGTATGAAGTCAATAAATGCACCGAGGAATTGTTCTAGATCGATATTATCAATAAGAACAGTAAACTTATCTTTGCCACGGTGATGACGAAGTGGAATTACATTAATTACTCTACAACCAGTTTTATAACAGGTGTTGACAAGGTCTTTAATATAATCCATTGAGAATGCACGAGGATCATCGATTGGAATGACGGTCTGCCATTTCCACTCTGGACTGTGTTGGTTTAACACTTCGGCCATTTCCATCACATCTAGTTTGTCACGATTTTCTTCTTGAAACATGAAGTCGTAACTAACAGTTGTTTTGATATGACCTGTCCATTTTTCGTACAGCCATTCGTTCTCTTTTACAAGAGATCCATTTGTTGTAATACCGATATCCCAGCCATTGCGGTCGGCCATCGGTGTAAGCCAACCTAATATTTCATCGATACGTTTTGCAAAAAGGAGTGGTTCTCCACCATGTAGAGACACATACCTGACGTTGTTCTTTGTGAATCTAATCCACTTAAAGAATTCCCACATCTCATCTGCAGTGCCACGAGCCACGGCTTGGTTACCTATGGATTCAATATAACCTCGGTCACAGTAATTGCAATCGAAGTTACACTTGTTTCCTAGATATATTGTTACTATTTCAACTTGACTAAGGCGTTTCTCGAGCGGTGTCATTATCATCTACCAATTTATATTTGAATGTATCTTCAAGTGCTTTCGTTTCAGGAATAAGAATAATCATATGTAGCAAAGCTAGGTAGAAAATCTTCTGTTGGTCTGTCTCGGCCTTTACGTTAACTGCCGGTGTTTTACCCATTTTGTTAAGAGCTTTATAATAGAACTCATCAATTGTACACTGCTTTGAATCATTAATTTTAGATGCAATGTAATCCATAAACTCAGACTTTTGAATGTCACGGAGGTTATGCTCAGAGTTCATAAGATCAAGCCAGAAACCGAGAAGATGCTCAGGCGTCTTAAACCGTTCTTCAACTCTCTCATGGACAATATCTTTGTCTGGGTGATAGTTATAGACATAGAAGAATATGAGGTATGCCAAAGCTTTTAGCTGTGTGATATTACATCCTTCATTATCCAACGCTTGAACCAGAATGTCGTATTTTGTTCTGAACTGTTTCTTTGCAATATCTTCTTGTAGGTCAACAAACAACTTAACAATCTTCTGACACATATCATCTGGCCTAAAGAGTGTTTTAGATCCAGTATCCATGTTCCCGGCCGGACACTGATAACACGCATTCTTATAGTCACACGTCTTACACTGTTCTTCCTCTTCGAACATCTTAGCATATTCTTTTTGGAAACCTTTGTACCTATCCAGATAGATTTTATCATCAAAGACATTACCAAGGATAGTTTTACCGGCAGGACCTGCCTTCTGGTTAGTAAAGAAGTAGCATCCGCTAAAGTCACCTGAACCATCGATCGCAATCATATCAGATCCGATCATGCAGTTCTCTTCACCTTTTTTACCTACACCTTCCGAGAAGTGAATCTGGAGGTCGTGATAGTATTTAAGGGAGTTAATGATATCGTCATGCAGTGTTGCCCATTCATGTTCTTCCCATTGAATAAATCCACGAGCAGAATCAAGAACCAATGGATGAACTACAAGTCGACGTATCCCAACTGCATATAGGTTATCAACAAAGTCTCTAAAGTACGGTGCATTCTCACGTGCAAGCGTAACACGAATCGTTACCCGTTTTTCCTGCTTTGGTGCATCGGGAATAGTACGTAACTGATTCATCAGCTTGTTAATTTTCTCTTGTCCGATTTCTCGATGATCTACTTCGGCTCTGTCTGTATCTAGTGAGATAAGCATCCAGGTAAAGTCATAACTAAAGTACTCATCAACCAGGTCCTGAGTCAGCAAAAGACCATTAGTAACACAACCAACGACTGTGTTAAAATCACCCTTTGAGTTCTCTCGAAGTTCTTCCTGGTTATCACGAATAAAGTTCATGATCAGATCTTTGTGAATAAGAGGTTCACCCCCAAAGAATTGAAATACCTTTCTTTGATGGTCGTTCGAATTATTCAGAAATCTGTAAGCAGTCAAGAGGCTCTCTGGAGTAAATCTACCAAAGTCCTTTCCGTGCTGCTCATAGCAGTATGTGCACGCAAGGTTACATGCATTTGTTAAAATAAGATTCATCTGTTTCAATTGAGAAAACAGATAAGGAACATCTCCTAATGGAACAATAGTCTCATCAGGTGCTGGCATGACAGTGATTAGCTTATTTTTCTTTGCCAAGCCTTTCGGTGTGATGATATCAATCGACTTAAATTGCAGTCCACTATCCGTGGCAATCACACTAGCACGGTGTTCTTCTATTCTTTTACGTCGAGCGTCATCCATAATGTATCCTTCTCAAGTATCTAGATTGTTCCGCGGCTACACGCACACTGGCACTGGCATTCACACACTGTAGCATAGTCATCATAAAAGATGTGGCTATGCGTAGCAAGATCGTCAAGGACGTCTAGCATCTGGTTGAATGTGTCAGCACTAATAGTATCACCTGTGTTTTTAGTGCTAACTGAGCCAGAGGGAAAGTCAGCTTCACTGGCCGCGCTGGTATTTTCATTAGCCATTGATTATTCCTCTTTAAATTTTTTGTCTATTCTAATATTATATATTAGTCTGTTTTTACTTCCAATAAGTGAGTAGTCAAACATAGTACCAGTATTTAGTCTGAGACTTATATACCCGTGTGTTTGTCCTTTATTGAACGTAACGTTATATTTATTATTTTTTACATGCTCAGTTTTAAGGTCGCTCATGACTTTTACGCCTTGTGGATAAATTCCATAAGCATTAGTAACAGAACTTAATTTACCGACATCCATTGTAAAAGAGTCACCGGTTACCGCATACCAATTCATATCCAGTGGGAAAGCATTCTTACTCATCTTTGGAGTTAAAAGCTGGTTTGCAAAGGCTCCGGCGTGTTGGTCAATAATTCTATAATGTGCACGCTCACCACTAAATTCCACATTACCTGAAAGTGAAATCATATCGGGGTTAAAAATAATAAAATAGATAGGCTGATCTTTAAGACGATACGCATAGAAATACGTAATCATCTCGGTATCAGGTTCTTCATCTGTTGTGATTGCTACACCATTCTTTGCATTTAATACATGTCCGCCTGGAAACGGATCTCTTATGTAATAAAGTGCAGACTGGAGAACATCTGGTTTATCTTCACCTTGTAGTACTTTAAGTGGTACACCAAAACCAATTGATCCGTTCTTGTTTTGGTTTAACCATGTCATAATAAACTTCATATCGATTTCTCGATTTAAGTCTTTAAATGATGGGTTGTTCTCACCAATAAACTCTTTGATAATTACAAATTGTTTCTTCAGATCTTTTGATTTTGCAAATACAAGCTTGCTACGTTCGCGCCGATAGTGATAGACATTCGCGTCGGCATCCTTCATAGAATACCACCATCCATGATTATCAAAGGATTTATTCCACGCATTTGTGATATCATCCCATGGTGTTGGCGTAGTGTCACCACAGCTAAAAAGTACTACTGGCTTCATATCAAGGTCCTATAAATATAAACATAACTTCGGTCATTACTATTTATACGGTGAGAAAATGAATCTTTCATGGAATTTTAAAATCAAGTTCTTTCAACTGTTGGCATACATTGGAGGTCCATTAGTTCTAATCTTCAACTGGAACACTCACTATTTTCTTTACAGTGTATTTGCCTTCTGGATTATTGTTCATCTAGGTATTTCTATTGGCATGCACAGATGGTCTGCACACAGGTCATTTCAGCCACGCAATAAAATCATAGAATCAATACTACACTTTCTCATCGTAATTAATACTGTAGGATCTACAATAACCTGGTCAGGCACACATCGCTTGCACCATAAGACCGCAGACACTGACAAAGATCCACATAGAATTGCTGGCCAACCTTTTCTCACAAAGGTGAAATACTGGTTTAACTTCTGGCCATCTCATCACGTCTCACCAAAATCAATTAAAGATCTTGCCAGTGATCCTCTTCATAAATGGTTTCACCGTAACTACTTTAAAGTTCTATCAGCATATATTATAACACTTTTATTGATAGATGTAAACCTTTTTTTATACGGATATGTAGTAGTCACTATGTTTAGTATCCATTGGATCTCTTGGATTACAGTTGGTGCACACGTATTTGGTCATACCGATCATGATGTAGACGACAGTTCTAAGAATACCTTTCTTATGGGACTACTCATGTGGGGAGAAGGATGGCACAACAACCACCACTATAAACCAGGAACATTTGAATTCGGATGGAATTGGAAACAACCTGACATTGGTAAACACGTCATCAAACTAATTGCAAAACCGGAATCATTGAGGTATCGGCGATGAAGTATACACCGTTTATTACTACATGGCTATTTTATCTTTTTCTAATAACCGTTCCAGTTTGGTTAATGTATGCTAGCCTAATTCATATTATATTAGCATACATTTCTTTTTGGTTTATTTCAGACTTTGTAAATAGTGCATTCTTACATAAGTGGGCTTCGCACAGAGTATGGAATCCGCCACGGTGGGTTCAATGTGTTTTATCTTTTGCGGGAGTAGTATTTCTATTAGGTACTCCAATTACATGGTCTGCATGGCATAGAACTCATCATAAACACTCTGATACTGATAAAGATCCTCATTCACCAGATCATAAAGGTTGGCTATATTGTACCTTCAGACATAGATATCATGAAGCTAATTTTAAATTGGCAACTGATAAAATGAGAGACAAGTACTTTGCATGGCTTACAAAAAACGAGTTATACATAGTCATACTAAGCCATACTGTTTTATTTAGTGTTTTTGGTGCTATGTGGTATTTAACTTTAATCGTAGTACCTACAGCATTAGCAATTTTATTCACAAACCTATTTGTGAATGTTATATCTCATTTAAATGGCAAAGTTTCTAACATACCTTGGGCATGGCCGTTTGTTTTTGCAGATGCTTGGCATAAAGACCATCATTATAAACCTAATCAATTTAACGGAAATCTAGACATCTCAGGTAACATCATAAAGGCTTTAAAATGGACGTAAATGAAAAACGTGAATTTATTAACAATATTATCGCAAACCAAGATGCGATTATTGAAGAATACACTAACTTTAACCGCAGAAGAATTCCGCTACCGGGTTGGGACAAAGATAAAACGCAAGTTCCGGGGTGGAGTGGAGTAGCTTTATGGTGGGATCACAAGGCATGGCCGAGTTCACAGAGACGCTGCCCAATTACAACTGAGCTGGTGCGTGAAGGACCTGAGCATAGAGCTACTGGTTGGTTAGTATTGAGGCCTGGAGCAAAGACTCCTGAACATAACCATATTGACTGGGGAAAACGTAAAATTATTCTTCACCTTCCAACAGTTTTGCCAGAAGGTGAATCAGGTTTTGTAGTTGAGGGTAAAACCTATAATTGGAAGATGGGTGAACTGTTCGCTTTTGACGCTACAAAGAATCATTATGGATATAATGACACCAATGAAGAACGTTCTATCTTTGTGTTAGACTTTGATTACGACGAATGGTACGAAATTCTCAAAGAATATATGCGCATTTAAGAAGTACGGTCATCAATAACGTGGCTGTGTCCGCGAAGTGAATTACTGCGATCTTTCATTTCGTTGTGTTTAGCCGCAGTTATTGCACTACCAGAAGAAACTTGACCAACTGTAGATAAAGCAGTATTGGCAGTTGTTTTGTCTTCGTAGTAATCGGTTCGATCGCCAGTATTACCAAAGGTCGCAAGCTGGTATGCATCGTCATAGACGTGCGTATGACCAATCCAACCGTTAATTAAGTTAATTAGCCCGTTAATATCAGCCGCATCAATTGAAGCACCAGCAGTAATCTCGCCTCTTAGGCCTGCAATAGGACTATTGCTTGGATAATTATTTTGCTTTGGACTACGCTGTGTTTGATCTGCCATCTTATGCCTCGATTACTTTATCTGCCCAAGAAAGGTCATTCCAGTCACCTAAGTTGTGTACCGGAAAATAAACCTTCTCTGAATTGATATTACTATTTATCAAAGGTACTATGATATAATCAACTATTGCTTGTGCCAATAAAGTTTTTTCTTTATCTGATTTTTTTGCTTGCTCAACTAGACTATAGATGTGGTTAACTGCCCAACGGTCATAATTTATATTCATAAAGCTACTGACAATTTCATCATAATCAGGATCAATCACGATTCCATCATCAGCTTCATACACTCCGCCACGAACCGCAATGATTTCTTGACCCTCAATAGGAGAATCAAGAAATTCAATGTCGGCAAATAAGTCGTGATTCTTTACGAATTTAAAAAATACATCTTTTGGATTCATATCCGTCATAGGATAACAGCCTCAACTACCCCTGGATTTTCAGGAGTACCAGATCCATCTTCAAGCGCGATAGCAAATGACCATGCATCTTTTTCGTTTTTCACTGTGGCCAGACCAGACTCCATAGATGGAGCGAGACGATCGCCCTTCTTGACATTACCGACAACCCTGACTGGAACACGACCTTTTAGTGCAACAGTTGTGCCACCTTCAAGTTCGCTGTTCATCAAGTAAGCAGGTTTATCAGATACAACGCCAAGGACTGAGTGTTGGTTAGTAATATCGGCTGCAGTAACTTCAGCAACACCACCAACAGCGATTACAGTACCAACTTCGTATTCTCCATCTGCTAAGTATTTTTCCGCCAAGTCAGCATATCGTGCATTGGTCGCAGTACCCGAGAAGATACCAGCAGTAAGAGTATGAGATGATGGGTTATATACCAAATGACCATTATCTGTATCAATATAAGGTCTTTGATAACCAGTGCCATTTTGATTGGTAAACATAACCTGGTATGATGCATTGGTATTTGTTTCATCAACATTAATATATTCTGCGTTAGTCGATGATACTGCATTTGTCGCATTAGTTACAGTATATCCAGCGACATTACCAGAGTGAACAATAGTTCTCAGTGTACCGCCGTTATCTTCTACGACCATGGCATTAGCTGAGTCGTCCCATTCAATGCCACGCCAAGTGTCTGAATTATCGTCGTAAAAATAAAGACTAGAATCACCCGCACCATTTTCGCCGATATAAATGTCCCTTTGAACATTCAGGTTTGCATCTTGAATTGTAACGTTACCAGTGAATGTATCACCAGCAACATTTGCAAACCTTGAATCCGACTCGGTTTCCGTATAATACCGACCATCGTGGTTATGCGAATCATTAGCAACAGTTGTAGTAATATCAATTGAGCCGAGGTTAGTCATGGTAGCAGTACCAGTAACATCTCCACTCAGAGTAATTGTTGGATCGTTAACATCAAAGTTAATCTTACCGGTTTCATCATCATATGTTACACTCAGACCAGCCTCAATATTAGTTGGGTTGATCATTGTGCCTACAATATCTTGAACTTCTTCGGTAAAGTTATCAATGTTTGAAATTGTATGATTGTGAGAATCATCGGCAATGACCGTGGTAATCGTATAGTCACCAGTTGCAACGTTTGTAAGTGTAACAGAACCGCTTACATCACCACTCAAAATAACTTTAGGTGACGCAGTAAGCGCAAAGTTGATTTTGTTACCGGTGTCGTCATATGTGACGTTAATACCTGTTTCGGTATTTCCTGTCAACATTTCTCCAACAGCGTCTTGAATTGCTTCGTGATCTAGCGTAACTGAGATACTGGTATTGCCCAGGTTCGTCATAGTAGCAGAACCAGAAGCTTCACCTGAGATTGTAATCACAGGATCGTTAACGTCAAAGTTTAGCTTGCCAGAAGTATCGTTATACGTTACTGCAATACCATTTTCTGTGTTACCAGAAATCATAGCTCCTACAGTATCTTGAACTTCTTCAGTAAAATCAGTAATGTTGGCAACTATGTGGTTGTGCGAGTTGTTAGCAATTGCAAAGTTGAGTTTACCAGTTGAGTCATTGTAAACTGCCGAGATACCACGCTCTTCGGTGTTTGCTGTAACCATCGCACCAACTTGGTCTTGAACCCACTCAAGGAATCCAAAGTCATCGTTTGTTACGACTGCACCACCAATAGTAACTGTTTTGCCTGGATCCGGATTTAAGTCGAGAGACGACACAATTTCAGTATCGATGTGAAGGATCTGAGGTGCACCGTTATCACTTCTTAGATAGCGAGTGTCAATAGAGTCACCATCCCAGTACAGTCCGGTTGTTGCATTAATAGATCCGGTTACTTTTAGTTTATTTGTACCGGGTGTTCCGCCAATACCAACGTTCTGGTTACTTGCGTTAATAGTAACTGCAGTTACATCAGTAGCTCCAGTTTTAAGCAACATGTTATTGGCATTAGATGTAATACCAGTGCTGTGAAGTTGGAACAAGCCTTCCATATCGAGTGTGCCACTACGACGAACATATACATCATCGAGCGTACCAAGATCAGATCGGTTAAACAGCGAGTTAAGCGCACTTACTACATTGGTATCTGGACCGTCATAGTCATCTGCAACGACACCGCCAAGGATATCAGCATTTATATCCGCTTTGTCTTTCAGCGCATTAATAGCAGATACAATAGTAGTACCAAGGTCGACATAGTCTACCAAAGCATTTGCACTAGATCCTTGCGCATCAAAGTCTTCGATCCGGCCGATCTCGGTTTGAAATTCGTTAATAGCTGATACTACATCACTTGAATCTGTATTTAAAACATAGTCAGCATTTGCGCCACGTAGAGAAGCTTCAATTTCGTTAATCGCAGCAACAAGGTTATGTGCATCAGTTGTCAATGCATAATTAGCGTCGCCAGTAGCCTCTGTACGGATAATGTTTTCAAGCTCATTTACTGCTTCGTAAAATGTGCTTGTATCTGTATTTAGAGTAAAGTTAATAAGTGATCCAAGCTCGGCGCGTAAACCATTTACTTCAGAGATAAGGTCACCAACCGCAACACCAGTAATAGTAGCATCGGTGGCAGCAAACCCTGGATCTACGGCTGTAATGGTGATTGTTGCGTCGTTTGTACCCGAGGATCCACCTAGATCTGTACCATTTACAATAACAGTGTCTGATACATCGTAGCCAGATCCTCCACTCGTAATAGCTACTGAGTATGAACCATTAAATCTCGTTACCGTAAATGTAGCATGTGTACCAGTAAAGTCATTGGCATTTTGGCCAATGACTCCAGTGTAAATCACAGTAGAGTCTTTTACGAGTGTGTCTAGATCACCGACTTTGCCATAAACTTCATTAGCTTTGACTCTCCACTCTTCGAGTGTATCGGTTAAATTTATAAAATTAGCTGCCATGTTATTTTATCTCTCTAACAATTGCTTGAGTAACGATTTGATTTCGGCGACATCATTTTTAAGTTCTTTGATTTCTTCTTTTTCTCGAAGAACCTTTTCACGGGCCTTTCTAGCCTTTGTTGCCTTACTCTTATCAATATTTATAATCGCTCCAGTAGAGGCATCACGAACAAAATTCGCGTGCCCCTCAACTGGAATATAATTAGGATCTTGTATCATGGTTGTAGTGCAATCACTCTCAAGTCTTTAACTGTTGGTACACGAGACGAGTTAGAGCTTTTCATTACAATCTTAACAGCAAACACCGTAAAGACACCAGGAGGATCAATAATGAACTCTGACTCATTGTATCCATATGCATCATCAAACGGGATTGGTTCTTCTGGAACTGCATGGATCCAGTTCAACCCGTCAATTGATTCTTCGTTATCTGAAACTCGGTAGTAAACATCAACCGAAGAAGATGAAGGTCTATTCACATCCATAAAGATACGAACACCGTCTGCTGCATCGGCCAGTTTTACGTTTTTAGTCAGATACTTTGCTTTCGATGAACCAAGTACCGGATCAGTTTCGTCATAGAAGTCATCAACCACGTTGTAACCAGGAGTCGCAGTAGCAACAGGGTTATCAATGCGGTTTGCAATCGTAAAGATCGATGCTCGTTCCAGGTCAATAACCGGAGACAAGTTAGTCTGCGTTGACGACAGAGTACCACGCAAGAAGAATGTCTTACCTGATTGCTCGTTGTCAAGAGAAGCAACAACACCTGGGCTCAACATGTCTACGTTCTGATTTACAATAATCGGAGCGAAGCTTGTTTGAGTAACGTATGGAGTAGGTGATGTTGCACCCAAGCTCATACCTGTTGATGTACGTACACCCCATGTTGTATTGGTTCCAGGCAAGTTAACCTGGGCCAAATTAGTATAGAATGTGTTATACAGTTGGTTTTCAGTAGCTGTTACTGCAGTTCCACCATCAATACCTGTCCCGGTTGCGACTGTAGTAACCACAATCTCATACGAATCCATTTCAACGTTCTGAACTTCATGAGTTGTATTAAGTTCCGCAGCTGGAATACCATTTACGTCCGTCGCATTTGCAATAGTGACATACGAAGGAATTGAGTTAGTATTTTCAAACAAGTGGTGTGATCTGTGAGCTACTCGAATTACATTCGAACCTGATGTGGTAGCGAATGGATTCTTAATCAGCTGACGTTGTTGAACCTCACCATTCTCAAGAACAATCTGTGAATTAACTGATGTGTCAAACTCTGCACGCTTGATAGTAAACTTAAGATCTTTGTTTTGATCTGGAGTCCATGTAGAAGCGTTCTGAGATTTAAACAATACACCAGCATAAGGCTGTTTCGAGATTCGGTTACCTGTTGTATAGTCATCTTCGCCGATACCAGCATACCATACATTGTACTCATTTGAGTTAGCAAGTACCACAAAGCAGTATTCCATACCGTCCTGAAGATACACAGGAGCATCGAATGTGAATGTTGTTGCCAGTGTAGGATCAGGCAAGTTCGTATTAAGATCTACAACGTTAACATCCGCCGCTGGTTTTGTAAGCTCAGAGAAAGGTACGATACGTTGAGTAGGAATACCATTTTCCATTTCACGAATCTGGAGCGTAACCGGAATATTGCTGTCTTTTGTATGGAAGAACAAATCGATTGCAGTGATAAACGCACCGCCATCAAGTGGAACCACAAAGGACTGAGCAAGAGGATCATACCATCTTACAGTTGTACGAGTAGAGGTATTACTAATTATTCTGTTGTCGCTTACCTCGCGCTTTTCAAGTTGAGGAACACGAGTAGAGATCGTAACGTTTTCTTTTGTCTCGATCAAACCCTTTGCAGAATAATTTGCCGTCGCCTGAGTAGTCGCAAATGCATCATCGTTTGATACACTATCAGTCAGCTTAAATTCACGAGTACCAGTCTTAAAGAAAGTTGCAGAGTTATTCGGAATAAAGAATGAACCAATTACTTCACCATTCGCATTTGTTGTAAGTGTTGTTGCACCTACTGGGTGAGCACTCAGTGTATTCTTACCATTCAAGACTGGGTTATCATTCTCGGAGTGACGAAGGAAAGAGGCCTCGGCGCGTACAAATGTGCTGACATTAATTCCGTCAAAGAATGCATAGACTTGAGTATTCGGCTTAAGGCGCGAACCTTTAAAGTTAATGATACGCGAGCGAATGAATGGTGCAAAGTTAATTTCAACTACGCGATCGCCGATCTCGGTGTTAATTGTTTCAGGAGAAACAAATGTCTCAATACCAGTTCTAGACTGCCCTTGAGTTACAGTAGTTGTTGTAGTGGTTGCAACACCTGGTTGTGTCCAGCGGTTGAACCAACCGCCACGACGACGTCCAGTTCTTTGGCTGGTTGAAGATCTATCAACACCAGTCCAGTTAGTTTCCCATTCGTTCCACTGCGTACCAACAGCGTCAAGCTCGTCGATGACAGACATCATAGCGTCAAACACACCGTCTTGGTTCACTGTTACGTCTGGTCGGCGTGTAGTATCTTTCCACTCATCAGTAGATGGTGAGAGTTCAATCGAGCCTTCCCACGAGAATACTTCGTATGGGTTAACATTGATTGTTGCAGATGCAACGCCCTGAGTAGCCAAAGCCTGCTCAGTATATGGAAGAGTTACGATATCACCGTGCCGGGCATAATCAGAAGATAGTACATTGTTCATAAGTAGGCGAACATTATCTTCGTTAAATGCTGGGCGAAGTACTCTATTCGAACGGTCAATCGCAGCACGATATTCGTTACTGAGCACATTACCTACGCTATGCGAAGCAAAGGAGTCAACAAGGAAACCTGACTTAGTACGTCGAGTTTGTGTTGCTTCGTCAATGATATCTGCATTTGCTGCCTGTTGCTCAAGCAATGACAACGATGTATAGTACTCAAGAGAGTTGATACGTTTGTCAAGACGACCGATATCACGCATTGTGTAACGTTTGTTATCAAGCATCTGAATACCAACTTCTGCTGTATTCAATGTGTATGCCGGAATCATTACGTTATAAATGACCATTGCATCCTTAGGATCTTCGGGAAGCTTTGGATCAAGTGAAGGAATACCCTTCGTTACGCCAAAGTTACCGTCTTTGTCCAAATAAAGTTTATCAACACGATTCAGATAATATTGAATGTCAGTTGTAAATGTGGTAAGTGGTTCTGGGCAAGTAGTAGTAGATGCACCAGTACCCGAGAAGTTACCACCCGAGTTATCAATACGTGGGCGGAAGTCAATAGCAGAACGAAGTTCGATTAACTCGCCAGTGTTACGTGATTTAAAGTCTGGAATATCTTCGTAGCGAACAATGTTGCCGTCAGTATCTTCAAGACCGCCATATGAATCAACGGAGAAGAAATCACCCGCACCAGAGTGTGAGAAGTATTCAAACTTAACAAGCAGTCGACCCTTTGGTCTAAACGCTGTCTGTGGTCTTAGTCTAACTGCACATAGGTCGTAAAAGTTATCACGCTGACCATTGTCAAACTCGTAATATTCTGTTACGTCTTCATCATTGATTGTTGCATCAGTACTTGTATCAGCTGACTGGTATACAGCAATAAGACGATATCCATCACCACGGTCTAGACTCATCCAGCCAGTATTTGATGGAGAAGAAATCGGGTACAATCTAACGTTATCAGAACCCGCACCTTCACCACCAGTTAGTGATTTTGATTTGTGTGTCAGTGTTCTCTTTACGCCAGCGATAAGACGTACTGTCTCACCCTCGTAAGTACCGAGGCCAGAAACAACTACGTTCTCAGAACCAGATTGAATGTTTACATCGCCTGATGAAAGTGCTACAATAGTACCAGAAGATCCGCCAGTTGCAACCGTAATAACCCAGTTCTCATCATCGAATGGTTCAAACAATTCGTTAGTACCAACAGTACTGAATGTTGCTTGTCCAGATGCTACAAGAGAAGAACCTACATCACGGTTTGTAAAGTAGACATAGTTGAAATCATCTGGAGCATCGTCAGCTTGGCTATCACAGGTTTTAACACGATCGAATGGTAGTCTAAATACCATCGAGTTACGATTCGGTTCTTGAATAATTGCATTACCCGAGGTAAGAACAATATCAGAAAGGAACTCAGGAGTGCTTGCTAGTTTAAATGAGCGAGCATCTTGGAAAGATTCAGCTGCATTCATTTGGATATCGAACAAGTATAGACGGTATTTGCCAGCTCCGGCATATACAAAAGACCGTGCTCTTGCAAAACCAATAACAGATCCAGCTCCACCGGCAGTATCGTAAATAGACATCTTCCCATATGTGTTAATGTCTGGGATGCCATCTACGTTTTGTACTTCTACATAGTTACCAACAAGCATTGGGACAGATGCAGCTTCGAAGAGTGCATAGTCACGCGCCTTGTCAACATTTACATACCGTGTACCAAGTGTCTCAATTTCGTAACCACGAACGTATGCTTTACCACTCTCAAGGCCGATAGCCAACTTAGCTTCATCACCTGGTGTGTTAATTGCTTGGTGTTCGTTGATAGTCGCCATGAATGGGCGAACTGTATAGTTACCTGACTCATCAAATGTACGACGAGCAAGTGTATCTTCAATGATTGAGTAATCAGTTGAACGTACTTTATACTGAACTTCACCATCAGTAATGCGAAGAAGCAGCAAGAACTTTTCAAGAGTATTTGCTTCGTTTGCTTGTTTAACTAGCTTTGTAGTGATCTTATAACGGTGAGCACCGGGAGCAGCGTAGTTTGGAGTACCGATAGCAATATCATTAAGAGATACATCTTCGGCTGATGTGGCAATAGACTCTGTAACCTCTAGGCCAATATCGTATGAAGGGTCTGTATCATATTTGTCAAGGATCAGCTGATCGCTTTTTACAACAACGAAGTTGTTCTCGATAAAGTAAATACCCTCATCGATAAATGCTACCGAACCAAAGCCAGTACCATTTGATGCAACAGTACCACTATAAGACCCAACAGTAATAATTTCGCTGTCATCAAATACTTTCTCATCGGAAGTACCTGTATTTTGATACTTGACGTAGATGGTATCTGGATCAACACCAGCGGCAGGAGCTACTGCAACAACCTTTGCCTGAAGACCTGTATCAGCACCAACAAAGATTTTGCCAAGGAGGTTATTCAGGTCTGTTTCGTTAATTGCGCTTAGTTTAACATAATCTAGCGCAGGTTCTACTGACGCATGGCCAGGGATAACCATTGCACCTTCTTCAAAAAGGTGATTACCAACCGAGGAAATCTGATGTTGCAGAATCGATTGGATTTGAGTAAGCTCACGAGCCTGTACCGCATGACCTGGACGAAATAAGACCCTGTTGTATTTTTCTTTTGGACTTAGTCCGTCAGAACCAGCGACGTTAAAGTCGTCATAATATGGTTCGATGTTAAACTTAATTGCCATTGTTTGTTAACCCTTAAAATTCAAGTACGAGTTTGATTGTTTCAATCTGGTCAGACGCACGATTAACTGGCGTTCTGTTTTCCAGGAAGATAACCTCACCCGAATATGGTTGCACTTCAGGATTATTTATCGCGGTACAATCTTGGCCTGCGCCGGCATCACCGACTACACGAATAAAGTCACCAGTGTCGAAGTCAACATATCCTGTTGCTTCTGTTTGGTGGAATCGGATGATCCCGTTGACTGAGTCGTAACTATCAACAATAGCCTTTGCACCAGAAACCGTACCTTCGATTTCACTGTCGTTAGCAAACGATCCGCCGAGAGCAACTACAAGAGCTTTAGTTGCAGAAAGCGTTTCAGCCGTAGCTACCGTAGTAGTGCCAAAGTTATATGGATTGCGGATAATACCAATTTGACGGAAGTCGTTGCCGACAATAAAGTCACCTTGACCATCTGCATATACAAGACTTACGTTAAGAGTTACATAATGAGCTCTTAGATCTTCACGTGGATCTGCGCCAAACCCAGATTTAGGACCGATAACTCCGTATGCTGTTGCACCAGAACCACCACCTCCAGATAGTGTTACCGCTACTTGGTTATAACCAGTACCTGCAGCGGTTACGTTAACCCCAGTTACCACGCCTCCACTAATTACTGCAGTTGCAGTGAGTCCAGTACCGTCACCAGTAACAGTAACAGTTGGAGCAGAAGTATATCCAGATCCACCATTTGAAACTTTAATGTTATATACGGCGCCATCGACAGCGTTTTGTTGCACATCCCATTGGTTAGAAAGTGCAGTATCAGCACCAACCGCAGGTTGTGCAGTAATGTATCTTACCGGAATAAAGGCAGAAGTCAAGAACTTAATTGAGTCATCGGTTGATACTGTAAACAAGTACTTCCATACA